ATCTGCCTTGGAGCCTCAATAATACCTCCAACCACATCAGAAGCAATTCCGCCAACTGTAGATGCAATACCTTTTGCTGATGCCATTAAATCAAAAAACTCATCCTCTGGCTCAACTGGTTTTAGCGATTTAAGTAGTTTGTCTGCTGGTGTTAAGTTTGAGTTAGCTCTAGCGTCTAAGTAGCTTGATGATAGATCGTCCTGCGCTTGAGTTTCGCCGCTTGATAGCATTAGGGCTGATGTGACGCTTAAACCTGCGGTAGCGCTTTGCTTCGGTCTGATCATCGACTCGCTAATTGTGTAATCTTTCTCCACCCCTTTGTTTTCTACAAAGCCAAATCTTTTATAAAACTTTTCCAGTCTTTTTTTGTTTCCGCCAAAGTCGCTAGAAGGTGTTAGAGCTAGCGCCTTTTCCTGCTCATCAGCCACGCGAACCAAGTCGCTCATAGCTTTTGAGCCTGCGCCTCGCCCTCTTTCTTTTGCCACTATTTTATCTACAGTGATAACTTCGTCTGACTCTCTTATCATTAAATCAACGTCTGGATTGGATTTTTTCAACCCTTTTATAGCCCCGCTAATCACGCTCATTTAAAGCTGCCTCGTATGATTTGTGGAATTGGTTTATTAGTGTTTGGTATTTCTTGAACTCTTGGATTTCATTGTACTGCCTTTTGAACTCATCTTCACTTAATGTGCGCTGATTAGCTCTTGAGGTTTGTTGTCTTTGATATTCTTCAACCAATAGTCTTGCCGATTCATCTATATTGTCGGTGCTACCAAACGAGGGGTTGTAACCTATAAACTTATCAACGTCGATCAAATCTCTCGCCACATCTGCTGGACGCTCTCCGCCCAATATCCGCTCATCAAAAACCAGCTCTAACTTGGCTACTTTCTTTTTGTTTTCTATCGTGCCAAAACCACCGATACCCGGATCAAAAACAGAATCAACTAAAAACTTTTTAAACCTTTTTGATTCGCTTGAGTTTAATATTGACTTTCCGCCTCCCTTTTCTTCTTCAATAATAGAGTTAGCTTTAGTGAATAAAGTGATTGCCGTATCAGATAACAAGCTGCTACCAATATTATCCCTGATAATCTCTTTTGCTTTTTTGGGATCCTCTAAAATCATCTCGTTAATATTTAATATTAATTCTGGGTCGTCTTGACCCTTCCCTCTCGAATGATAAGTGTTAGTTAATAGTTTGCCTTGCTCAAAGCTAATAGCGTTGAGCTTTATTGCTGTGTTGATTTTACTAAGATTAGTGTCACCAGATGACATCCCTAACCATAGAGCCTCTACATTGCTTAATTGATAGTCGTCTTTAGCCTCTTTCGCCTTTAGCTCTTGCCTGTCTTGCAGGTCATAATAATTCGTCATATCTGCATGTAAAATATTTAATAGGTTTCTGTGCTGCTCTGGTGTTTTCCCTTTTGTCTTCTCATCTTTCACCTTCTGCAAGAACTTAATAGCTCCACCTTTATCTAGAACCCCTTTGAATGCATATCTATTAGCTTCTATGTAAACGCTATCTATTAAGGTTTTTACTTGATTATCATGCTCAACTTTACTTATAGCGCCGCTTTTAAGTCTAGCGCCGATAAGGTGTTTAGCTTTAACTAGGCTATCAGATGCTGATTTATAATCACCTTCAAACGCAAAACTTAGTGCTGATTCCGTATTACCGTTAACTCCTAACGTTATCTCGTCATCTGCCTCTATTAAGTTCTTCTGCTTTTCTGATTCGCGTATCTTTATAGATAGGTTGGTGATGCTTTCATCTAGAGATTGAGTTAATAATAACTGTGTTTCAGGTTCCACGTTTTCTATAACGCTTTTTTTATACTCCCCCGCAAGCTTGCTGAATGCTGCCGTGTCTGTTGAGTGATCGCTAGCTAATTGTGATAGTTTTGCCTTTACATCGTTCCCAACTCCCGCCAAATAACTTGCCTGCATAGCATCGTCATAAGATTGATCGTAAATACTAAATAAACTACCTTTTGTTTCTTCTAGTTTTTCACCTTTTTCGGCCTTCTTTAGCCCAGCTTTAGCGCCAGCAGTGCGCCCCTCTTTCTCTCTGCGCTTTGCACCCTCCTGAAATGCCAGATCGCCTACCTGCTCAAATAAGCCTGATATAGCGCTTGATCTAGCCCCTGCGGTTGGATCTACGCCTGTAGGTCTTAACGCACTAAATAAACTTACTTGTTGTTGTCTTGGCATTGCTAATCCTGCGGTTACGGCTTAGTTAACTTTGCGGCTTTAGTGCCAGTTTTTAACAAGGTTGACGCTGCCTGCCATTTGCCTTGTGAGGCTACATTTTTAGCTTGTCTTTGTAGTTGAGCCTGCCTCAATCTTGAGCTTAAACCTTCAAGACCTTCACTAATAGATGCTTGTTCTGCGCTCGCTAAAGCGATAGATTCTGGAGTGCCTTCACCCGCAATGCCTGATGTAGCTTGACCGACTACGTTAGCAGCTAACACCTTGTTAAGTTGCTGTCTGCGTTGTAGCTCTCGACCTTCTGCGGATATTTTTTCTTGCTCGGCCTGTCTTTCTAGTTCATATTCTTGCGCTTTCGCAGCATCCATTTGGCCTTTTGCTGTAACTACGCCGGAAACAACAACTACGGCGGTAACTAACCACATACTAATTTACTCCCGTGATTATTGGCTATTTTTAAGCCTTCATCCTCGATAATGTCTCTTTGTATTTCCGTAATATCTGTCTTATCTGTCGGATGAAAACCAGTAATTATAGTATCTTCAATCGCCAAGATAGCCCTCTTTGCGCCTACCTTTGATATGCCAGTGTAGGGAGCTGAAAATATCTGCTCTCTATCGCCGTCTTTAATGACACATCGACCTTTACTTATAGTTATAAAAAATTCAGTCTTATGTTTTGCGCCAACTAAACAAACGCCTTTAGGAATAAACATCTCTCTAGCATAAACACCACTACAGAACGTGTGAACTGTTTTGCATTCTGCTTGAGGCATTTCCAGCATTGCTGCTTGTAGTTCCTCTATCACGATGATTCGACCTCGTATTCTATAGCTAAAATGGTTACCGGTGTAGGGTCTTCTGCTGTAAAAACTGGCATTTCATCGACACCCCAACCTAAGACGCCTAGTATATCATCTATAACGCCTGTAGTAATCTGAGGAAAGCTATCCAAAGGGCTTGATGTTGACTCATCAAAGAATCTAACAGGTAAAGGAATTCTGTCAACCATAAGCCCGCTAGCATCTTTAATCCTCATGTTCATTCTGACTATCTTTTTGCGGCGCATAGAGTTTTGGCCGCTACCTATATTCGTGTTAATAGGCATAGTCTTTAGTGTTGGAATATAGCTTAATCCGACCTGAATTTTAGCATACTTCGTTTCTGATGATGATAATGTAATTTTTCCGCTTGAAACAACTCTATCCTCTAAGGCTATAACGCTTAGTGCGTTTGATGGATCAATAGCTGCCACTTTAACTGTTGCACCTTCCAGATGCTCTAGACCTGCAATCTCTGTTAATGGCGCTACATTAGCGATAGTCAGTCCGTTATCTACATAGTGATCAAAATCCCATCTTTCAATGAAATTGGACTCAACACCATCAATCGTTCTTTTATTAATCATGTAAAGCTCGTCATCAACCACAGACACATCATCAATAAACCCGCTTGTTGTCCACTCTGTGAAGCCGTTTATATCTTGACTCCTTAACGTATTCAACACTGTTGCGCTACCGTCATTATTAACTATAAACACCCAGTTCGCGCTATCTGACGAAGTGCCGCCAAGGATCGCTATATCTTGAGGTGTTTTGATTAGCTCAGGGCTTAATACGCTAGCATCTCTTGATGTATATGCGTCCTCTTGGAAAGAGAATATATATTCTTTTATGCTTTTACCGTTTCTGTCTGCAAATATAGTTGCGCCGTCAATCTCTTTAGCTTCCATATTCAATGAGCCATGACTTGTTTGAGGTGTGATAGTAAAGGTTGTTGGCGTAACAGGGCTTACATTAACTGTAAACTCTGATCCATCTGTAAATATTTGAAGGTTTCGCCCTGGGAATACATCAACAATATTGTTTAGTTTTCGGCTAGATATTGTAGTGAATATCGCGTCATCGTCATCTCCCTCATCAATATCAAAGTTAAAAGCTGAACCGGACTTACTTAAGAATACACTCTGAGGTTTTGATTTTGTACCACCAAACACTAGCCGTCCTTCATAAAAACAACCTGTTTTTGGATAACCTCTGGTACTTGACCAGACATCCTCTTTGCGTGGAACGCCTGTTGTTGTATGGGTAAATGCTATTGATTTAGATGCTGTTCCGCTTGTTGGAAATGCGCTAAACAGTTCAAAGGCTTTTGCTGATTCATCTGCAACTGTGATCGTATATTGTAACGCGCCAGTTCTAGCAACAGATACGCCAGTTTCTCCAAAATTAGGCATGTCTTGTAAGTTCTTTCTGATATTCTCTGCTGTTGAGCTTTGCTCGTCGGCTGTAGCATCACCAGCAAAGGTTATATTTTTGCTAAATATTCCCTCTACATCGATCTGAAATGTATCGCCAGCAACAAAAGCGGTAAAGGTTAATACTTGAACATCACTTGTAGGTGTTGGGCTTAATGTATCATTATAATCAAATTGAGGTATATTAGTGAATGGCGCACTATCTATAGACCAATCTGTATCAGTACCAAGATTGATCACTCTTTTAACCTCGTTATCCTCTTGAATTAACAGCATAACCGATTCCGACTGGATGTCTCTAACAGCTTTAACCATACCGGTTGTGTATGGCACTTTAATATCAGCTACATGCACATTAGTGTTTTTTCTGAATATACGCAAATTACCATCAGTGAAGCTAAATAAATAATGCCTGTCCGACTCTATACTAAAATCTTTTAGCTTTACCTCTGATAGTGTTGAGGTTAACTCCCATAGATTAAAGTCTGACAAGTTAACCCTATTAGCACCTAAATCAGTTGAACCAATGCGAGCTAGACGCCAATATCTTGCGCTAGTTTTTACGGCTAATCTAAAGTCTTGAGAATTGGTTCCAATTAAAGGGACTGTGGCTCTCGTTGTATAAGTAATATCATCAGTTGATGACTGAACAACAAACTCTGAGCTTGTACCGCTTGTTAAAAAAATACCCCTAACGTCCACAACTTCAATATAAGTAGCTGTGCCTAAATCTTGTTTAGCAACGACATAGGGGTCAAGCGTGGATATATTCGTAGTCGTTACGGTTGCTGTTGTGTCATCTTCATCACTAATGTTTGCACCTGTGCCGCCGTTAGGCATGGTGTTGGTAGTGGTGTTTCTGGATAATATAGGTAAAGCTTTCTGGATAAATTCAGTTCCGGGCCTGCGTCTAATACCGCCTTGAGGCATTAAAACCCAATCACGGCCAATCTCTAACCCTTGGTAATACTGATCTATATCAGTCCGACCCTTTAATAATGGAGATAAAACCCCTGAAGTAAAAGCGTTCTGAATGAATCTTGATTTAGCCATTTAGCGAGCCACCAAATGTATATCTGCGGTCGAGGTTGCACCCTCCACACATAAAACAATAGCTCGGGCTCCTACGGAGTTGCAGCCCCCCGTATTTGATAAAAAATTGAAGTCAAACGCCATTAGAATCTCACATTAATAAAAGGCTTGTTAACGATAGGTGTTTGTGGGTGCTGCATAGAATCTGTAGCTCTCGCCATTCTTGAAGCATTTAGGTACTCTTGCGCCATCCTATCCGCTGAGGCCGCGCTATCCCTTATAGATGAAGCAAAGTCCCTGGCTAGGGCGTATTCGACCATCTTAGAGAAATAAACAGGCCATTCTGATTCGCTTACATTACTTATATAATCGCAATATAAAGCCTCTGATAAGTTTGTATAAACTTTGCTGCCGTATATTTGGTAGCCAACATTAGGATTAATCTTAATTAGCGTAAGCAAGTCCGCTGGTAGTTGATAGGCGTTCTGCCAGTCGTCTAAAGGTGTTTCTGTTAATAAAGCTAATTGAGCCTTGCGTCTAGCAAACCCCCATCTATGCTTTGTTAATTCGTTTTGGACTATATTGTCATATAGGTTGGCTGCTACTTTTTGAGCGCGGGAATTACCCACCAAACTATTTAAGGGTTCATCGCCAATTAAAATTAGGGCGTTAGAAACTAAATCTAATTTACTAGCCATGAGTTAACCTATATGAAAGAAAAGAAAGAGGGCCGAAGCCCCCTTGTTAGTCAGTGTCGGTTTCCGCGATCGCTGTGCCGTCAGAAACATCAACAACGCCAGCCGCGTTAGTTAAAACGACACACCAATTAGTTGTTGGAGTAGCAGTGTCAGTAACTAAAATGACATCTCTAATCCCTAACTCTGCTGATGCGTCATTAAAATAACCCGCAGTATTTACTGTTGCTATTGCATCAGTGCTTGCGTATGACCAGATTGAAGGTGCTGAACCTGTACCCGAACCAATGCGCGCTAAACCATCTCTTGAAAAAGCCATGATAACCCCCTAAGCCGTTTGGTCGTATTGAACTTTAACATAACCGCCAGTGTCACGAACCACGGCCCCCGCTTTTAGCATACCATTAGATAACCAAGCTGTACGCTCAGGAACCCAATCAACACTAGTTTTGTTCTCGAAACCTTGAGCCATACCAATTGCACCTTTATGGTATGCGTATGAATCAACGATATCAGATGCAACCGTTAAGCCGCCTTCGTCGCGTGTTTCGATAAAGTTAAAAGTGAAGCCCATAAATGACTTAATATCACCGTTAACTAAAGCTTTGATGTTCGCGTAATCCGCGTTAGTTGCTGTGCTGTCGTTTAATAGACCACTTAGACCTAAAGCAGAGCCAACAAAAAACAACTCGCCATCACCCACACCTTGGTCTTTTAGAGCAACCTTAGCTGAGATTAGGTTAGCAACCTTCAAGTTGGTAGCAACTGTAATATCACTTGCGTCTGGCGTACCTGCGTCCATCGCATCAATGATGATTTGATCTGAACGACGACCCAAAGCGCCAGCGATAGCCTCTGCTAATTCTTGCTTTTCGTCAAAGTTAACTTCTGCTTGATCGAAAATATCCGTATATTCTGGAGCATTCCAATTAGCTAAAGTTGCAGTTGCTAGACTATGCGATACATCCATAGGCGTAACTAAGTCTGATGTCGATTTTTGGTTAGCTAGACCTTTGCCTAACTTGCGAAATTTATATGTATCAGCTACAACATTGTTCCGAATGGTAACAGAGGGTTTTAACACACCCTTGCCTTGGTAGGCTTTCTTTACCATTGAATCAAATTCTGTGACTGCTACACTAGATAGTGTCTTACTCATTTTGATTACCTCAAAAATAGAATTGAATTAAATATTTCTTTGAGGATTTAGTATTTGATTGTCCCGCCTAAAGCGAGGTCTGTACTAAAACCTTTAAAACTTTAAACGGGCTTCGGTGGGAAGTTGTCCGATTGGCTAAATTATAGCTATTCTGACTATTTGTTGCAAGTATTCAACCAAATTGTTGAATATTTGGTTTGTTACCGCCGTACTCTTTCATCATTCGCTGGATCTTTAGTTCGTGATCGCGGTCAACAGAGCGCAGCCAGTTGTCATTCTCATCCTTGCGTTCCATCTCTATCTCAATGTCTCTCCAGGTAATGCCAGTCGGATTTTCGCCGCCATCAATCGGTAGCTTTTTAGGCGAGAAAGCTTTGATTAAACTCTCAGCCAGCAAGACACTATCAGCAGTTGTGATCATATCTTTGACCTCATCATACTTATCGCCGGCTTTAAATTTAAGCGCGCTTTCAACCGCTTTAATGCGCTGCCCTGCATTATCGCCTAGTTTAGCCAGCTCTGCCTCTTGGCTAATTTCCTGTGCGACATTGGTTTGAGCTGACAACAACTCAAAGCCTTTCGTGAACCCTTCTTGATTCATGCCCATGTTTGTAGCTAGTTCGATATACTCAGCCGCTAATGCGTCATCCTTATCGAAACCTCCTGGCAACTCATAACCGTCTTTCGGTGCGCCAGTGAAAGATCCAAACTTCTTTTGTAGCTCACCATAGGCTCTAGCTTGCTCGTTTACGTTCTTAAAGTGATCTGATTGATACCACTCTGGCGTCTCACCTACACCCTTAACACCATCAGACTGAAACCACTCGCCCTCTGTTAGCTCTGGCGCAGACTCATCTAATAGACTCTCTG